GGTGCTGATCCAAGATGAGCAGGAGGAGTTGTATCAAACCATCTTCAAAGACAGTACCCGAGACATCATTGAGATGCAGTTGACGGGCTTGCCCATCAACATCCATCGAGTCAGGGAAGTCCAGCAACAGCTGAGCCAACTGGAAGCTGGGTACCTGAAAGATATCCGAGACAACTACCACGTACAGGAGTTTCTTTACACCCTTAGGGAGAAGTGGGCTGAGGCGAAGAATGCCAAACTAAAAAAGAAGCGGGTAACGATGGATGATGCACCAAAGGATCTGGTGTTCAATCCTAACTCCCCTCTTCAGGTCCAATCCCTGCTCTATGAGCAACTCGGCCTACCAGTGCTGGCCTACACGGATAGTAAACAGCCATCCGTGGATGGGGATACTCTGAGCAAACTCCTGAACCATGCCACCGATGAACGTACAGTAGCCTTGCTGAAGTCCCTCATGGACTACGCAGGTGTAAACAAAATCACATCATCGTTTCTACCGGCCATGCTGGATGCAATACCCGGTAAGGACGGGTGGCACTACCTTTGTGGAAACTTCAACCTAGGCGGTACGCTCTCAGGTCGGTTGTCCAGTTCGGATCCGAATCTTCAAAACCTGCCTGCTGGTTCCGATTACGGCAAGCTGATCAAGTCTTGTATCCAAGCACCACCGGGGTGGCTCTTCTGCGGTCTGGACTTCGCTTCTCTGGAAGATCGTATCAGTGCACTCACTACCAAGGATCCCAACAAGCTAAAGGTTTACGTTGACGGCTACGACGGTCACTCACTGCGAGCATTCTCGTATTGGCCGCATCTGATGCCAGACATCATCGATACGGTGGAAAGCATCAATTCCATTGCAGAGAAGTATCCGAAACTACGATCCAAGTCCAAGGCTCCTACCTTCGCACTGACTTATCAGGGTACTTTCTCTACCCTAATGAAGAACTGCGGTTTCAGCGAAGAAGAAGCCAAGGATATTGAACGTCGTTACCACGAGCTGTATGCAGTCAGCGACAAATGGGTAAAGGATCAGCTGAAGCAGGCTGAAAAAACTGGTTACATCACTGCCGCCTTCGGTATCCGAATCCGGACACCTAGAATCAGGCAGTCGATCCTAGGTACGAACGTAACTCCTAAGGAAGTAGCAGCAGAAGGACGTTCGGCAGGTAATGCCTTGGGCCAGAGCTGGTGCATGCTTAACAGTCGAGCCTACAACGCCTTCATGAAGACTGTCCGCTCCTCGAAGTTTAGGACTATGATTCGCCTTTGTGCTCAGATCCATGATGCTGGGTACATGCTGATCAAGGAAGACATGGAAGCCCTGCTGTTCACCAATGAACATCTGGTGAAGGAAGTAGAATGGCAAGACCACCCGGCTATCGCCCACAATGAGGTCAAGCTGGGCGGAGAACTCTCCGTTTTCTGGCCCTCATGGGCTCAGGAATTGACTATCCCCAACAAGGCGTCCGAGAGTGAAGTGATGTCCCTCATCCACTCACATATCGAGAAGCTATCCCAATGAACTACTGCAACGCTGCAACCCTACTGTTTGATATCCAACGAGGCATTACCCGATGAGCAGTACCCCCATTTTCTCCACGACCCCTATGGCCGAGTTAGTCCTACGAGTCGAGAAGCTAGATCATAATCTGGCTGAGGCTATCTGGAAGCGGTACTACGAAACCCTTGATGAGTTGGAGCGACTGAAGCAACGCATAAACTCGTTACCGAAGAAACCCCAATTCTGAACACGAATCCGAGAGACAAGGCTTAGATGGGCCTGTACCATCGATAGCCCTCTCGTCACCAAGGGGGAGCATGTTGCTTCCCCTATTTTTCTAGGAGTAATCCGTGTCCAAGAAGTATTACTACATGGCCGCCTGCGAGGTGAAGGTCATTGTTGAGGATCAGGTTGTTAGCGATAGCGTCAACGTCCTGCACACCACTACCGAAAACCGTATCAGCCCTACTGATCTAGGTCTGATGCAGCAAAGGGCTGGTCTGGCATACCTTCAAGGTATGAAGGATCGTGGCCTCAATCCAGAGCTACTGAAGATCGATGATGTGGTGATCATCAACATCGTCAAGCTGGGTCAGTTCACTGATGCCGAGTGGGTGAATACCACTCCGGCTTCGGTCAAGAAGGAGATGCACAACGCCAAGCGTGCTCATCTGTCCGTGGTCGAGACCCCGGCCAATCCGGAGGAGCCAACCAATGGTGAAGGCTGAGGACTTTCTACGTGCTCAACTGAAGTCTCTGGACGAGAGGGCTCAGGTCCGGGATCAACCCGGAGGCGAACGTTCCATGTTTCCTGCTGTGGCTGCTTTCAATGCCATGTTCGGTCACAACCTGACCGAAGAAGAGGGCTGGCAATTCATGGTTCTGCTGAAGATGGCACGAGCCAAGGGAGGCAAGTTCCGATTCGATGACTACTGCGATCAGTCTGGCTATTCCGCCCTAGCTGGTGAGGCTGCCGAGCGTGCTCGTGGTAATCAGGTCGAAGACCGCCATGAGGTGAACATGATCGGCCCTGCCGATACACGTCTCAAGAGTTGAGATACGTATTGCCTACCCTATGAAGCCCGGCTCAGGTCGGGCTTCTCTATCTGGAGAACCGCATGTCGATTACCTATACGAATGAGCATGGCATCCCTCTGGCTCTAGCAGCATGGCTACTTCATGACGAGTATGACTACGTGCAGGATCCTCGCTACTTCAGTGTGACCACGCTGATGAAGCCTGTTCGTCAGATCATTCTTGCTGCACGAGCCAAGGCTGTCCAACGAACCAAGGATCTCTCCGAGTGTATTGCCAGCTCGCTAGGCAGTGCCTACCACACAGGTGTGGAAAACGCATGGACCAATGGGAACCATGTGAAGCCTCTTCGAGCCATGGGCTACAGTGAAGAGGAGATCAATTCGATTCTGATCAATCCTACCGATGATCAGCTCGCAGAAAACCCTGATGCCCCCACCATTTACGTTGAGCAACGAACCATTCGCACAGTAGGTGACTACCGCATTGGCGGTAAGTTCGATATCGTGATGTTTGGTGAGGTGCAGGACAACAAGAGTACGTCCGTCTACACCTATTTGCTTGGTGGTAAGGACGACGACTACATCCTGCAAGGGTCTCTGTATCGCTGGCTCAATCCGAAGAAGATCACTGCCAGTACCATCCAAATCAACTTCCTGTTCACCGACTGGAAGAAAGCCGATTCCCTGTCTCGTCCGGACTACCCCAAGACCCGTATTGCCACCAAGTCATATCAGCTGATTCCAATAGTTGAGGTGGAAGTCTGGGTCCGCAACAAGCTCAACGAGATCTCTCGTTACTGGGATGCCCCGGAAGAAGAGATTCCTCACTGCACTGATTCGGATCTATGGCTCAGTGATCCCCAGTTCCGCTATTACGCGGATTCTACGATCACCGATCCATCTGTCAGGTCCACCAAGAACTTCACCAGCCTTGCAGAAGCGACCCAATACCAACGGGAGAAGGGCAAGGGCGTAGTGTTGCCCGCACCTCGCATCGCTAAGCGATGCAGCTTCTGCGATGGGTTCCCCCTCTGCACTCAGAAGGACTCATTGAATCATGATCGACCTTAGTGGCGTCGAACACCACAAGGCAATCACTGAGATTGTCGATGTGCTCTGTAACAAGACCCAGAACACTGACCGAGGCTTTTTCCAAGCCGAGGCTGCCTACTTCCTCGGTAAGATGGCGTCCAACCAACGGGCCGTGATCGTCACCAAGGACCGTGGTGAGATCCCAGTGAACATCTATGCCCTTGGCCTAGCTACTTCTGGCTTTGGTAAGGGTTACTCAGTCGGTATCTTCGAAGATGAGCTGCTCTCAGGTTTCCGGGAGCGATTCATGAATGAGACGATGCCTATGATCGCTGAGGACAACCTCATGAAGCTGGCTCAGGAGCGAGCCCTTCGAGAGAACTCAGATGAGCAGGAAGCCATCGACAAGGTCAAAGGTGAGTACCGTCGTCTAGGTGCCTATCCCTTTACCTTTGACTCCGGCACCACCCCTGCGGTCAAGCAGCTGCGTAACAAGCTACTGATGGGCAAGATCGGTGCCATCAATCTTCAGATTGATGAGATCGGCTCTAACCTCATCAGCAACGTGGAAGTCTTGACCACGTTCCTGGAGCTGTATGACCAAGGCAAGACCAAGAACAAGCTGACCAAGAACACCAACGACAATGTTCGTGGTGAGGATCTGGAAGGCAAGACACCGGCGAACATGCTGCTGTTTGGTACCCCTGCCAAGTTGTTCGATGGTGACAAGACCGAAGACGAGTTCTACTCGTTCCTCGAAACGGGCTATGCCCGTCGCTGCATCTTCGGTATCGGTCATCAGGATCGCAAGGCGTTCTACACGATGGATCCAGCTGAGATCTACCGTCGTCAGACCCAGTCCAGCAACAACCAACTGGTGTCTGATTGGGCTACCAAGTTCACTGAACTTGCTGCCCCGGAGATGTATGAGTGGAAGATGGTGGTCCTTGACGACGTGGGCATCAAGCTCGTGGAGTACAAGGCTGCTTGTGAGTTTGCTGCTGACCTTCTTCCAGAACACGATGACATCCGTAAGGCTGAACTGAGTCACAGGTACTTCAAGGCTCTAAAGCTGGCTGGTGCCTACGCCTTCGTGGACCAGTCGAGCCAAGTGACCATGGATCACCTGCTGTCCGCTATCAAGCTGGTGGAGGAATCCGGTAACGCCTTCCAGTCAATCCTGACCCGCGAGAAGTCGTACATGAAGCTGGCTCGGTACATTGCCGAGTGTGGTACTGAAGTCACCCATGCTGACCTTAACGAAGCTCTGCGCTTCTACAAGTCCAGCACCGCTGCACGCAACGAGATGATGACCCTCGCTACTGCATGGGGCTATCGACAGCACATCATCATCAAGAAGCGGTTTGCGGATGGCATCGAGTTCTTCACTGGAGAGACGCTGAAGAAAACCGATCTGGATCGTCTAATCGTCTCCTACAGCAATCACTTCGCCTATCACTATGAAGGCGAGGAAGCTCCTTTTGAGGAGCTGCACAACCTGATGACGCTGGATGACTACCACTGGTCGAACCACTACTTCAAGGACAAGCATCGCAAGGAGGAAAATGCCTTTCCGGGGTTCAACATGGTAGTAATCGATGTGGATGGTGGCATTTCGTTGGAAACAGTCCATGAGCTGATGAAGGATTACACCTTCATGACCTATACGACTAAGCGCCATACGGATACTGAACACCGTTTCCGTTTGATCCTGCCGATCAACTATGTGCTCCACCTGGACTCGGATGAGTACAAGGAGTTCATGAACTCAGTCATGGACTGGTTGCCATTCACCACGGATGAGTCGGCTAACCAACGATCCAAGAAGTGGATGACCCATCCGGGATCCAAGTACCACTACAACAAGGGTGAGCTGCTGGATGCCCTACCCTTCATCCCGAGGACTGCTCGTAATGAGCAGCTGATCGCTGCTCGTAAGCAAATCGGCTCTTTCGATAATTTGGAACGCTGGTTTGCCGGCCGCATGGATACGGGCAACCGGAACAACACCATGCTGCGGTATGCCATGGTTCTGGTGGACTCCGGGATGCCGTATCAGGAGGTGCAGGATCGAGTGATGGATTTCAATAGCAAGATCCAGAACAGCCTGCCTGAGTCGGAGATCCAGTCCACCATCCTGAAGTCGGTTGCCAAGAAGTACATCACTAACTGACCCCTTGGATCCAAGGACTTCGGTTGGGTGGTTGTCCTTGGATCTTCATCCAAGTCGTAGGAGATTCACATGACCGAAGAGGTCGAAATCAACAATCAACTCGTCTTGATCGTAGGCGAGTCTGGTTCCGGCAAGAGCCGGAGCCTGAAGAACATCCCGAACCAAGAGCGCTGGATGTACTTCAATACTGAGACGGGTAAGCGCCTACCTTTCAAGAACAAGTTCCGTGAAGTAGTCATCACCGATGCTTTCCAACTTCTCGATTACATGCAGGAATGTGTGAACAATCGGGATGAGATTGACGGCGTGATCATCGACTCCCTGACCTTCTGGTTCGAGATGTACGTGAACCAGTACGTCACCGGAGCTGCTGATGGTCGAGCTGCATGGGGCATGTACTTCCAGAACTTCGTGACCCTGCGTAACCTGATCGCGCAACTCCAAAAGCCCTGTCTCATCCTCGCTCATACGAAGGAGGAATACGACGAGACCTCGAAGAAGTGGCGTCGTAGCGTTCCGTGTCAGGGTTCTCTGAAGAGCAACGGCGTAGAAGCGTCGTTCTCCGTGGTCGTGGCCTGTAAGAAGGAGACCATCAAGGATCTGGAAAAGTACGGATCCAAGCTCCTACAGATCACTGACCGCGAACGTATGCTGGGCTTCAAGCACGTCTTCCAGACGAAGCTTACGGCCAGCACCACTGGCGAACGTATTCGTGGTCCGGAAGACCTCTTCGAAGATTCGGAGACCTTCATCGACAACGATGCCTACGCCCTCCTGCAACACCTGTCTGCCTACTACGGCGACTGAGCAATCCCTGCAACACCATAAGGAAAACAACAATGAGCATGTTCAAGAACCTCACTTCGTCCAACGAGCTGGAATCGCAAGGCGATAGCCTTGGCGGTGGTATTCGAGTCCGAGAGTCGGGTCTGTATGAAGCCACCGTCAAGGTCGCCTATGTGGGCGAGTCCAGCGGCGGTGCGATGAGCGTCACCACCGTGTACGAGCTGGCTGACGGCGGTGAGTTCCGCGACACCCAGTACGTGACTACGTCCCGTGAGAAGGGCCAGAGGAACTACTACGAGAAGGACGGCAAGAAGCTGCCGCTGCTGGGCTACACGATCATCAATGACCTATGCATGCTGACTACCGAGCAGGAACTGGCAGATCAGGACACGGTCGAGAAGCACATCAAGATCTACGACTTCGACGCCAAGAAGGAAGTCCCGACTGCCGTGCAGTGCATCGACGCGCTGGAAGGTCAGAAGGTCTGGCTGGGTCTGGTGAAGATTCGCTCCAACAAGCAGAAGAAGGGCGATGATGGCAAGTATTACGACACCAGCGAGGAGCGTTTCACCAACGAGATCAACAAGATCTTCCACTACGACACCAAGCTGACCCTGACCGAAGCTATCAACGGCCAGACCGAAGGCACCTTCCATCAGGGCTGGCTGGATCGCTGGGAAGGCAAGGTGCAGGACAAGTTCAAGGAAGTCGAGGAAGGTGCCCGTCAGGGTGCTCCCCGTCGCACCACTGCGGCTCCGCAGGCCGGTGCTCCGACCAAGACCTCCGGTGGCCTGTTCAGTAAGAGGTAACTCATGAAGATCCCCGTTGTTGGAATGGACCCTAGCTTTTCCAACTGGGGAATCGCCCGTGGCCTCCTGGATCTCGATATTGGGACTTTGGAGGATGTGACACTGGACATCTGCTCCCCGGATGTCCAGAAGTCAAAGCAGGTGCGCCAGAACTCCCTAGATCTGGCGCGCACTGCTGAACTGGCTAAGACTGCCTTGAACCATGGCAGATGGGCCAGGGCGGTCTTCGTGGAGGTGCCCGTTGGTTCCCAGTCCGCTCGTGCGATGGCTAGTTATGGTGCTTGCCTCGGAGTTCTTGGATCTCTCATTGCAGAAGGCATTCAAATCATCGAAGTTACCCCCACCGAGGCGAAACGAGCCTTGGCGGGAAAAAAGACTGCCTCGAAAGAGGAGATGATTGCTGCCGCAGTGAAGGCTTACCCTACAGCCAATTGGCCTAAACATCAGGGTAAGATTACCAAGTCCCAAGCTGAGCACATGGCCGATGCAATCGCAGCAATCCACGCAGGAGTTCTCACCCCCGTGTTCCAGAACCTCATGCGTCTCTACAAAGGTTGAACCCATGCAGATCAATACCAAGGTCCAGATCGTGATGGACCAAAGCGCCATCGAAGCAGCCATCGTGGCTGCCCTGTACCAGAAGCTCCCGCATCTGGCCGGTACCGAGTTCTCCATCAAGCTCGTAGCTGGCCGTGGTGATGCGGGCCACCGTGCCGAGATCGAAGCTATCCACGCCGTGGATGCCTCGCTGGGTATCGTGGCTCCTGAAGAGCTGGTCGAACCGGCCAGCCCTGAAGAAGTGATCAAGGAGGTTGAAGCCAAGATCACTGACACCAAGGAAGAGGATGAAGCTCCGTTCGCTGAAGCCGAACCATCGGCAGAGGTTTCGGATCCGGCTCCGCAGGAGGAGGCCGTTCCTCCGGTGGAGCAGCAGCCTCGTCCGATCTTCCGAGCCAATGGCCCCAAGGAAGAGGCTCAGCCGGAGCCAGCAGCTGAGGAAGCCCCTCCGGCTGCTCCAACTCCGGGCAAGCTGTTCGGTCGTCTCGGCCGTCCGGCTAACAAGTAACACCCAACGCCAACCTTGCAGGGATGGCTCGGAACCCCCGAGGAGAAATCCTCGGGGGTTCTTTTTAGTTCACGAGGTTGTACCAAGGATTCAAGCCAATGGCTCCCATACCCTGCCCTGGACCGATAGAGTAGCCCAGAGAGCCGCCTAGCAGCTTGCTCAGAGCGTTGTCCTCAACTGGTAGGCCAGCACTACCGAAGAAGTCCGGAACCGGCATATTGACTGCAAGGAACGTATGCAGAGGGTTGTTCCGGATGGTAGACATAGCCACTTTCACCGAGCGCAGCTTGAAGTTGTAGAACCACAGCATACCGATGGATTCCAGGTACCCTCGGGTACGGCCCGGTAGACGGTCGTAGTTGACGAACTCTTCAGTAATCTGGCCCAGAGCCTTCTTGGATGGCATACCCTTGGTCTTGACCAGATGGTCATACAGAACAGCCTTGCCAAGGAAATCACCGTACTGCACCGACTTCTGAAGACCCCTAAAGATCGCGGTATGCTTGCTCAGCATCAGGTTGTGAGCCACGGTAGAGGCACCAGTCGGTAGCTTGTCTGCCTGACGCTCAATGTAGTCCGACAGGCGACCACGGCTCAGTAGCAGATCCTCATGGGTCATACCCACCTCTGCCACAGTCGAGAACTCGCCCGCTTCAATCAGCGGCCAGATCGACAGACGACGCTGACCGTCCTGAATCGCCTGTAGGCGATTGGTCAAACGACGATGCTCAATAGATCCCGGCTTAGCAGCCGTTAGCTCAGTCTCCGCACGGATACGGTCAGATTCGCTCTGTACGTACTGATGTAGCTCATTGAGCTTGGCTGGCATCTTGGCGATCTCATGCAGAGGCACGCCACGACTAATCAGGTGCAGCAGGTTCGACAGCATGTTGACTGCCGGAACCACCACGGACTTGACCGCAATCAACACTCGGGCATCCGTCACCACGCCCTGTAGGAATCGCTCACCCTGCACTGCCTTGGTATAGGCATCCCTACCAAGGAAGGTAACGAGCACGTCCTTCACGACCGCAGTCGCAGCAGGCGACAGACGGGTATTACCCGTCCACATATCTCCCACCGTAGCGGCACGGTATCCCACCACATCCTTCAGCATCGAACGCTCGACCCAAATCGGCTCATCTTCACCGAACTGCTCTTCGAGCATCTCTACCACCTCCTTGGGCATTAGCAGAAGAGCGTCTCGCAGGACTGGATCCTTCTGAGCTTCGGCAGAACGTAGGTCAATGAAATCCGTCTTCTTGGCAACGGCAGAAGCAGAGTCATAGACCTTTTTGAGTTCCTTCGCCAGTTGCACGTTGAAAGCTTCGCCTGCTTGTTCTTCGACCTGACGACCACGCCACATGCCCAGCGACTTGCCATAGTGATACTCAGCCACTACGCGAGCTTGCATGTCCTGACGAATCGCACGTTCATAGGCCACCACCTGACCAGCATCGTTGAATACGGGCATCAGGTTTTCAACACCCTTATCACCGGTACGAGCGATCTCAGCTTCAATACGCCTGACCGTCTTCTCATTGGTGATGCGTCCAGCCACGTTGTGGTTCAAGGAATGGCCGGTACGTATCTGGATACCTCCCACCGTGTGTTGGGTATTCTGGATCAGACCTTAGTTGAACACAGCTTGCCCGTCCACGGGCGAGAAGTAGTAGGCACGAGGTTCCTTGATCCGCTCAGCAGACGAACCCTCGTACATACCCACTTGGGTATAGCCACGCTCCACCAAATCAGCATGCTCACTGATTGGGCGAACCATGAGCTTCTGTCCCTGCTTCTGGGAAGCGGGCAGATAACCCTTGAAGTGGTTCATCAGGGCCGTCTTGTTGTTCCCCATACGAGCACGATCCTCAGCCAGCTGTTGCTGGTTGTAGGACAACATAAACCTAATGGCATCGGTATCCTCAGGCAGTAGGCTGCGGATAGCTTCCTTGTCTTCTTTACTGGAATCCTTCAGAGCCTTCAAGGTCACATACGTATCAATGACCTCCTCATCCTTGACCGTGGCAGTCTTAGCGGCAATGGCATAGGAGTTACGGAGTAGGCCAACACCCGGTAGCCCGGTAACAAGGTAGTTAGCGAGCTGATCAGCCTTATACATCAACTCTCGCTTGTAACCCTTTCGAGCCACGGATTCAGCAGCCGTCTTGGCCTTAGCCAGTTCGGCATCCAGCCTGCTTTCGTCTCGTAGAACATCTAGAGCCATGTCCACAGACAGGGCAGCTAGACCCGTCTTACCTAGTACCCGATACATCGAGGCGTACTGGGCGTCAGTCGGGGCGTTCTTGAATCGCTTGTGGAAGATGGTCGGCACTTCATCTCGGTAGTGCTGACGCATCTGTTGAACCTTGGTTCGGATCAACTTGATCATGTCATACAAGGCAGCATTGCCTGAGGTACGACCAGTAATATCCGTGACCAGATCACGCACCCACTGACTCACACCCTTCTGGTTCATCAGGGTGGTAGCAGTCATAGCAGCACGATCAGCACCCTCATCAGACAGGCCAACACGCAGTAGGGTTAGAGCATCAGCTGCACGTTGCTTGATCCGGTTATCCGGATCAGCACGTAGACCGGCTACGGACTTGGCAGCCCTCTTGTCGGTCTCCTTCATCAGAGAAACCAACACGTCATTGCCCTTGTCGATTAGGGATTGAGTCTTGGTCGAGGACTTCTCAAACCAGTTGTCCTTGGACATAGTCGAAGCCTGGACATGGGAGGACAACTTGGAGATGACCTCCATCACCGACCGTTCCTTGCCAGTCTGGCCCGTCAGCTTCTGATCCAGAACCTCCATGGTTCGATTGCCGAAGTTCTCCAGCGTCTGATCCAGAGTGTCAGCCTTGACCTCCACATTCTTAGGAGCCGGAATCTTCTCTAGCACAGCCTGCATGGTCTCGTTGGTCAGAGCCATAGCAAGGAAGGAAGGCAGCAACAGAGAGCGTCCTAGAGGATCACGACCCTGTTGCTGCTTACCGGTAATAGCGTCGTACATCTCAGCCGCAAGGCTTGGATCCACGCCCACATCCGAGAAGGAGTCAGGAGTGAGATTCTGTACCGCGTGGTTGTAGATCTTCTGGGCCGTGTTCATCACGTTGGAATCAATCTCCATCGTGGTACCCATTACGGTCATCAGAAGCTTCGAAGTCTCCCGCTGCTCGGCATTCATGTCGAAGCCAGCCACGGCAAGCTGGTTGAGCTTGTCCGTGGCGGCTTGGGCAGCTTTGATCGACTGGGTAAGCGGAGTCATCTCCAGTAGGGATGGATCCACATCCATGCTCATGAAGGCATCCAGCCGCTTGGCTAGACGCTCCTTCAACTGCTGGAGTCGAGCACTGCCTGGAGTCGAGTGCTGAAGTACGGTATCCGTGCCCTCACTCATACGAGTAGGAGTGGTGTTAATCAGCACAGTCGTATTGAACAACAGAGACGACACAAAGTTGTCCACTGGCTGGGGAACATTGGCCGAACCCCAGAACATCCGACGCACGGCGTTAAATAGCCGTTGGGTGAACTCCACAACCTTTCGGGATACCGACTTGGCCTTCAGGGCTTCCGACAGGGATGGATTACCCAACACCCACGCCATCATCTCATTGATCGCCGCAGCCTTGCCTTCAGGCGTACCCTGACGCATATGCTGCTCAGCTGCGGATCGGGCATTCCTGTGGGAGATCATGGCCCCAGCAGGCATCTGCTCGATACGAATCGCCATGAAGTCATTGAATAGGGATTCCAGATTCCGTACTGCTTGCTTCACATGGTTCGGTACCTTCTTGTTCGTCAGGGTGTCCAGAACCAGCTGCAAGGTGGCGGCGTGGACCATCTCGTGAATGAGCGTCTCACTGCCAGAGGCAGGCAGGTAGATCGTCTTGGTATTGAAGTCCGTGGCTCCATGAACCACAGAATCAGACTTCGAAGACAAGGCTTCGCCAGCCGAGGCCGAGTAGGCCGACAGCTGCTCAGGAGTACCCGTCACAATGGTCCAGCCAGACAGGGCACCAGTCCGCAGCACCTCACGCATGGTCTGGCGTTGTACATCCGTCAGATCCTTGCCACGGCTGCGCTCCAGTAGATGCTCCATCGATAGCTTGGTCACACCGCTTGGCAACTTCTCACCCTGAGCCACGGGAGCCAGTGGCGGAAGGTCTTTCATCGCTTTTGGTTCCAGAGTGAGCATTTCACCGTGCATCTTGACCACGGCATTTTTGGAATTGAGCATCAGGGTCTTCAAACGACCCTTAGCTTCATTCGAAATCTGCTCGTAAGTCAGGTCTTCGGCCAGCCCATTACCTTGGCTCACAGGAATCTGGTGAGAAGCCGCAGCCGAAGCCATCTGATCCACAGAACCACCGATGGCACCAACCACCTTGTGGTTAAGATCGATCATCTCAGCTTGATACTCAGCACCAGCCACAATGAGATCCAGTTGCTGGAAAATGTCCTCTTCGAGAAGATCAACTACCGAACCAGTACGGTTGTAGGCCGCTACGTACTTGTCTAGAGGAATCTCCAGCGTGCGCAGGAGACGGCCCAGACCGGTGGAGCGTAGAAGCGAGTTAGTCATCTTGACCTTACCCTTCTTGCCCTGCATCGCCTCCTTGGCTTGCTCATCCAGAGCCTGTAGCAGAGGTTCGATTTCCACCTTCTTCAAGGTAGCCTTCAGACTCTCAACCACGGCCTTGACCGGGTTGTTCATCATGGCCCGGAAAGCGTGGTCATTCAGCAGTTCGCTCTGAGCATCAATCTGATCCAGAGGAAGGTGCACACCGTCATAGACCGGTAGCGTGCGCTCCAGCTTCTTGGTCAGATAAGCCGACAAGATCATCGAGGCATCACCCGAGCCAATGATCATGGACGGGATGCCGCCTACGCCTAGCGAGTCAGGACCATACATCTTGGCAGCCATCTTGCGGTTGCCCGTCAGGATGTCCGAAACGTTCACGTCCTTCAGATAGCCCTTGACCTTGCCCATTAGATCAAAGGTGAAACCTCCCACCTCGACGGGAGGGAACTTCTCCGCCATGTCGGCAAACAGCTCGTCCAGCTCAGCACCGGTCAGGAAATCCGCAGTGCGGAATGCAGGATCGGCCGCCTTCTTCTCTTCCAGCTTGTCATACAACTTGGCTCGGAAGTATTCGACGGCCAACTCAGACTGGGCCGAAGTGACCTGACGGATTACCGTCATGCCCTGCATGGTGTCGTCACCCACAGCATTGGCAATGGAGTTCTGTAGCGGACCAACGAACAGATGTTGAATGAACGACTGGAGATTGGCGTACTGAACTTGACTGAAGGTGGAATCCTCCATCGTCTTGCCATCATCCAGCATCGAATCAGGTACTGGTGCACCACGCTGGCCCGGAAGAGCAGTGCCCTTCTGGTTCTCAGTAATAACCAGCGTGTCGGTTTCCCGATCCAAGGAAACATAGTTGTCCAAGAAGTAGCCAATCAGGTCATAGCTTTCCCCAAACTCCTTGTCATACGCCTCCCGAACCTGAGCCTCAGTAGCATTCTTCGGGAGAGTCTGCATCACGCGCGAAGTACGCGCATGGAACTCTTCCAGAATCTCATCCACGAAGTTACCGGCAATACCCTTGGCACCAGAACCATACAGAGTGATGGTCAAGGGATTCTTGGTAAGGCCACGTTCGATCTGAATGACCTCACGGCCCTGATCGTCACGCTTCACGCTGATCTGCTTAGCACCGAGGAAATTTTCCATCAGGCGCAGGAGATCCATCGTAGCCTTCTGGAACAGAGCAGGATCCGACTGCTGAGCAATATTCTCGGCAATCAGCTCAGGGATCAGTTGGCCCGACGAGCCATAGAGGTCCACCTTATCCTCGGCACGCATGTCGGCAAGAGTCATACCTTGCCGGCCAAGCGCCACACCGCCCTTCTGGAACGCAGTCAGCTTCTGTGGATCCAGAGACTTGTGGGTGGTCATGAGCATCATCATGCCCATCAGGGGACCGTTGGTAACGCCGTCCGCTTCCAGATACAGCGGAGTCTTGAACGACTTACGCTGGGCTTGTGGAGTGTTCTCCAGACGAGCCTGCTCTAGCAGGACAAACATGCCCCATGCCGGATCGGAGACACCAGCATCCGTCAGCCACTGCCGTAGCTGCTTAGCCTGCTCAACACTCAGGGACTTACGATCCTTCTCCCAGTCACGCAGGAAGCTCATGGCATCTGCCAGCTTCCCAGTCAGAAGGGTTTCCACGTCCTGCCTGGTCTTTTCCAGATCTTGGGTATGGATCTTGATTCCCAGACCTTGACCCACGGCCAGAGCCCAAGCACGGGTACCCTGTTCCGAAGTCAGATCCATCGTGGACCACGTCGGAAGCATCAGGGCACGAATGACCTTGTTCGCCTGCGGATTGGCGTCACCCAGCATCATCAATCGATTGACGCTAGTGAAATTCCAGCCGTAGAAGACCGGGACATCAGAGATGTCCTTGCCCTCTTCAGTTCGACTATCCAGAGCAGTCTTCAGATCATTGAAGACATCCAAAGCTTGGATGACACCTTGGTTCCGGCCTTCACGGGATTCCCTGTCGTACTTGTTGAGCTTCAGTTTTTCTAGCGGACCCTCAGCGAATAGGGTCAACGCAGCGTCCTTCTCCAAGGAGCCAAGGAGATCACCTGCTACTGGGTTGAAGTAGTACGGAGTAGATACAGCGTCACGTAGGACCTCAACCTGCTCAGGAGTATTTAGTACACGAGGCTGGTTATGTCGGGCCTTCTGGACTACTGGACGATCCTCGCCAATGTAGAACCGACGCTCACCCGGCTCCTTTGCCAGCATCCGGTCGATGACACCCGTGTCCTTGACCAGAGCTTGCGGCATGTCTTCCTTGTTAATGAAGACGCGACGTACTTCCTTGTGGACTAGGTTGAACTCGGTGTTGGTGTTTGGATCGAAGCCCTTTAGCTTGACGTTCTCGATCTTGGCTAGATCGATCTCCGGGTCAGTCAGAGTCTCCAGTACCTGCTGAGCCATTGCATTTAGGACACCCTGTACCATGCCAGACGGAGCAGCATGCTCCGGAGTAACATTCCAGTAGTCCTGAATCCGGGAAGCCATATTGGAGATGGCATCCTCATACCCAGTACCTTGGTTCAGTGCAGCCGCTTGATTGGCATTGACGGCAACACCCAGAGCCTCAGTCCACTCATCTGCGGACTGGACAGCCGTATTGCCACCAGCATTGAGGTACCAATGCAGACCGGCTAGAGCACCAGCAGAGATCAGTTCCTGATTGAACACATAGCGATCACCGCTCTGCTCAATCAGGTTGAGCAGTCGGCCAGTTGGGGTGTGGAATAGAACATCATCCGCCAGCATCTTCTCCAAGTTGGTTGGACCATTCTTGGAGTAAGGGGCTTCAAGGAACTTCTGAAGCGATTCATTCAGATGTTCCATGATGGCCGGAGCCACATTACGTAGCAGGTTCTGGTATTCACTCAGAGTGTCAGACGGAATATCACCAAGCTTCTCGGATAGCTCCGAGTTCCCTTCCCCCAGTAGATCGGCCAATTGTTCCGGAGTACGTCCTTCCAGTAGGTTGGACTCTCCACGACCACGGAAGATATGACGGAACCAGCTCTTCTCGAACAGATTCGGGAAGCGGGAAGCCAGACGCTTGTCAGCCTTCAGATCGCCCTTCGGAGCAATCTCCGGAGCTTCTTCCTCAACAGTCTCCTCGACCTCTTGGGTTTCTTCCTGAGTGGAGTTCTGCTGAACCAGCTCAGCCAAGCCAGCTTCCCAAACCTGATCCTCGATCTTGTCGATGGTCTCAGCCAACTTGGCTCGACGCTCCAGTAGCCTCTCTACACGAGTAAAGTCAGCCGAGTCTTCGGCATCTTCGATCTCCTTCTGGAGATCACGTAGCTTCTTACGGGCAGCAGTCAACTCAGGAGTATCAGCTTCCTGATCCTCCTGCATACCCGTTAGCGGAGTGGTGTCAATAGCCGCAGCAGGATTTTCGATATTCGGCTTGGGCTTCTCAGCCTTAGCCTCTTCCTTCATCTGCTGGAAGCGTTGCTTCTTCGCTTCTACCTGTTCTGGGGTAGCCCTCGGACGCTCAGGAGCCTTCTCAGGCTCCGGAGCAGAAACCTCTGGCTCAGCTTCCTGCACAGGAGCTGGAGTAGCCGCAGGTTGAGCCACAGAAGCTTCCTCAGCTTGTCCACGACGAATCGGAGCCGGACCCTGCTTAGGAGCAGCCTGACGGGTATGACGAGCCAAGACCTCCTGAATCGGGCCTTGTAGTCCCTGGTCCAGCTGAGGGAATGGCAGCTTGGCTAGACCCAGCTGAGGGAAGGCATCTGCCATCGCATTGACGGCATTCACTGCCATCTGGGCATCTGCTTCGATGGCTCGGGCATTAGTCAGAGAGCGTTCGTTGTTCGGACGCACGAACAGACCCGACTTGCTACCGTCTTCAATTTGACGCCAGCGACCGTCCTTTAGGTATTGCTCATAGCCCTTGTTGGGAGCCTTGAAGTCACCCGCAGCATAATACTCATTCAAGGCTTGAACCTTGTTGAGCATGTTCACGGCGAAGTTGCTCAGGTGATCGGCTTGCTCAGACGCAGCTTCTGGGACTCCTTGGGTCACGAAGTTGAAGATACGGCCAATGTGGCCGCTTAGCGATTGAGCAGTGCCATCGCCCCACTCTTCCGAAGTACGGATCTGCTGCGAAACCTTGTCGTTGTTGGTCAACTGATAGCCTTCAGCCTCCAACTGCTGGCGAGCCTGACGATCAGCCTCAATGACCTCAAGCGAGACTTCCAAGGCCGCCTTCGAAGCCTCAGACATCTGAGCCGTACCATTTTCGGCATGCTGAAGCACCAGACGACCAGCCTCTGGCTCAACGGCCAGAGGATCCACAGTCACTAGGGTTTCAGCAGCCCTAGCGGCAACCTCAGGCTTGGTCTCAGCATTCTCGCTGAGAGTCTTGGTAGTAGCCTCGGCAGTCTGCCTACGTGCATCACCTAGAACCTTGTGGTTACGGACTTGCTCCAGAGACTGAGCCATGGCCTGAATGGCCGAGTCCACCTCCGCAGTACCGGTAGCACCGGCAACCGTTTCCTTTTCAAGGATGGCTTCGAATTGATTAGCAAGGTCGGTAGCGATAGCCGCAGCGTGAACCTTCTCCTCGTCCGTTAGCTTGTTGGATCCCATCACGTTAAGGAGACGAGAGACCATCTGCGGAGTGTTTTCCACACCCGACAAGGCCTTAGCCAAAGTTGGGCCAAAGACCTCTTCATTGATGTCATCCGGAGCTAGGGAGTAAGTCTCCTGGATCTTGTTCCAACGCTCCTGAACTTCAGGAGCCATGGAAGCAACGACTGGAGCAGCCGCAGCCACGGCAGCTTGTACGGTTTGGTTCTGGGCAGTTTCAGCCTTGGTTTGCTCACCTTCCTTGGCTCGTTCCGCAGCACCAAGAACACGATTGGCAGCAGAACTTGCAGCACCAGCAGCAATGCGGGGCGACTGAACCACACCAGCCGTAGCAGCACCCAGCACAGCACCTTGGCCGAGCTGCTCACCCACATTCTCGGTCCAATCACGAGTCTGATCAGCGTACTGCTGCACTGCTTGGTTCTGGGCAATGCCTCCACCCAGACCCACACCACCTTCTTCAACAGCCTCAGATAGGGTGTTGTAGGTCGGACGACCGACCGGGTTACGGGTTAGGAAGTTGCCTTCAAAGCGAGCGACCAGAGCGGCCAACGGAGCAGCAATCAGCGCCGTCTTTCCGGCTGCCTGTAGAGCAGCAGCATTGGCAAGCTCGGTACGAGCCGTCTCTGGATCCATACCCTGATTGAGCAGCTCCGAATAGATCGGAGAGTTCTGAGCCAGAGCTTCGAATGGCATCTCCATGATCTCTTGGACCGTGGAGTTGTAGGTACCACCAGCTTCCATTGCAGTGATGGCGGCCATGGTGCCACCGTTTTCCTTCATGCTTTGGAGAGCACGCTGGAATACGGTTTCGGCACGAGCAGCTTGACTGGCCGCAGCACCACGTCCCATTGCCATACGACCAACGGTAGCCAGTCCCTTGGCACCCAGAGTGATGCCCTTACCAATAGGACCGCCCGTAGCCATGGAGCCAATGCCAGAAGAGACATCGCTTGCCAGTAGCGAAGCATCATCGAACATGGCCGACCCACCGGAGATGGCCTCACGGCCAATCTTCTTCAGATCCTTCATTAGGCCGGTAGAGGTATCCGCTGCGTTTGCGGCTTCGTTGTCTCGGAATCGCATCTGATCCCGCAGAGCTTGTGCAGCCCTTCGAGACTGGGTCTGCTGGGTACGGGCCATGGCCGTACTCTCGTTGAAAGCGCCAGCCGCCTTTGCCACGGTAGCACCAGCATCATCATCAATCAGGCCGGCACCCAGACCAGCAATACCCAGCACAGAGTTGATGAAACCCGAAGCGATATCGGAGCCAGTGTCATCTAGGGCACCTAGACGAGTACGGCTGTTTTCATTCCTAAGGGTGTTGTAGCGATTGGCAGCTTCAGCCTGACCGCCCAGCATCTGCATGGCCGTCTCGTAGCCATACTTCTGCACCAACTCCTGTGGGCTTAGGGTACGGATATCAGCTTCCATGCCCGGAACCATGGAATCCGTACCATATCCAGTAGTCGCCGAGAGACCAGCATCCTGGGAGGCCTGTGCCACTTCAGGCGCTACCTGTGGGGCAGCAGCTTGGGCAAACAGCCGATTCATGAAATCCTGAGGGGTGGACATGGTTCCTACCTATAGGGCTTGACCCGGCAACTTTACCCGTTTCCTGCTGAGCTATAAAGGAAAACCCCGCCGAAGCGGGGTTCCTTTTACCGTCGAACTGGGGTCCACCAGCGAGGGTCAGTCGGTACCGGTTGGGGTTGTCCCTGTGGAGACATGACCGGGGTGGTATACCTTGCCCGCATTCCGTTGATGAACTCTTGATCCGCAGGAAGTTGGGCCTGACGAGCTGCTTCGACCGAAGCCATAATCGAAGCCATTTCCTCTTCCGGAGTAGGCACACGAGGAGCGGGCGCAGCAGGGGCATTGGCAGCTGCTTGGGCTGCCGCCATACGGTCCCGAGCCATGACCTGATCAGGACGGGCAGTATTGGTTTGATACCCACTCACGGCCCGATTGGCAGCCGTAACCTGAGATAGAGCTTCATTCACGGCCCTACGAGCCCTTTCAATCTCAGGACTCTGCATCCGGATCCTGTCACCCTGAGCCGCCTTCAGCAGAGCGTCTAGCTGAGCCTGGGCCTGTGCATACTGGGCATGGGCCTGTTGCTGAGCAGCCAGAGCCTGTTCCGTAGCTCGACCGAACTGGGCACCGCCCTGAGCCGAAGAGGCATAGACCTCGTTGACTCGCTGCTGGACCACATCCCAATCAATAGCCAATTCACCATCATTGCCTGCCAGCCAGTTGGTAAAACGCCCGACAATGCTCGGATTGCCTGCCGGCTTGCGGGCATCTTCCAGAATTGCCATGGCAGTGGCCGGCGAGATCCTGAATCCACTACGAGCCAGTACATCACGAGGAACGCCTTCAGGCTGTAGCTTCAGGACTTGGTTCATAGCCTGATTGACAGCACCCTTGGTCACACCATCCGTAGAGAAGGATCCACCTTCAGCCACAGAAGCATTGACCAACTCACTTTGGGCAGCTGGGTTGGCCTGAAGATTCAAGAATCGGCGGTTCGGACCAGTAGCCGATACGATGGCGTTCTGAGCATCATCAGCCGCCAGCTGGCCTTGTTGGATCAGCTGCTGGCCGTCAAACGGATTGCTGCCAACCTCCGACTGGGCAATCAGACCACGGACCTCTTCCCAAGGTACGTCCTTGTAGGCACCTGGGGTATTCGCACGCTCGGGATCAATCGAGTTCAGGCCTACCCAGGTTTTGCCCAGCGTACCGTTAGCACGACGAGCCTCATAAACCGCCTTGGCAACCTTCTCCTGATTTTCAGGGGTAAATGCCTGAGAACGCCAATTTTCACCTAGAACTTTAGGAGCAAACTCCTGTAGGGTCGTGCTGGTAATCTGGAAGGCGCCCGCAGCCGAAGTACCTGGGTAATCAGCTCGCTGAGTCTGAGGGATAGCCACATTCCGACCCCAATCCCAGACCTCGCCCATGGTCATCTGAGTCAAGGGCTTGGGAGTCGGGATATCGAAGACAGAGCGGTCGAATGGGTTAGTCGCAGGACGGCCAGCAGTACCAACACCAGCCCCGCCTAGTGCAGGAGCGCTATCGCCAACAGTACCCGAGCCATAGGTACGTAGGATCTCGTTGTAGAGACGATCCGTCATTCGGCCCGAATCACGAGCTGCTTCAGCCTGAGCCAGAACACCCTGTGGGGTGATGGACCGACGCTGGGCATCAGCAAGGAAGGCTTCCTTCTCACGCTCTAGGGTGAAGTTCTCACGGGCATCCGTCTCGGTACGATAGCCCTGAGCAGCAGTACGACTGCGATCTACCGCAGTCTGGTAATCAGACGACTTCATACCTAGAAGCTGAGGATTCTGAGCCAATAGAGCATCAGCCTCAGCGTTCCGACCTTGGATCCGTAGAGCTTCCATCTGGTTCAGGAGGGGACGAGCCTCCTGACTGATGGTGTACTCACGTTCATTACGCCCGTCGGTACGATGCTTGGTCAGGCTTTCAAGGAACTGATCAGCCGTGGTCCGAACACCGTTGATCATGTCCGGAGTCAGGTACCGTTGAGGCACACCCTCAAACAGCGCACCAGAGGCCACATCAGCCCGTAGCTGATCTGGTCGATCCAGATAGCTGTTAATCCGCTGAGCCAGATCCCTTTGAACCTGTGCCCTCTGCCGATCCGAAAGACCGGTAACGAAAGTATCGACGCCAGAGATGGCATCGGTTAGAGCCTTGTTCGCATTCTGTTGCAGAGCAGCAGCTGCGGTCAGGTCAGGGGTGGCAATGTTGTCCCACTGAAGACGAGCCATGTGGCCTCCTTAGACCGTACGATCCTTCAGACGATTTGCGGCGATATAGCTATCCACCTCTGCCTGAGAACGCCCTTCCATGACTCCACGGCTCCGAGCACGATCTTCCAGAGCAGTGTTATAGGACTGGGTTTGGTTCGCTAGATTAGCGTTGGCAAAGTTACGAGTGAAACGGAATTGCTGCCTTGCAAGCTTATTGGCTTGGAAAGCATTCCATAGGTTAGCTAGAGATTGGACACCCTGTAGACCAGTCCTGAAACCATCAGACTGAAGGAAACCACTCAGGCCGCCACCAGAATCCGGCATTTGCATGCCAGCCCCTACAGGACTGATGACGTTGGTATTTGGGCTTAGGAAGCCTGTACCTGGAACAGTTTCAGTACCCCACGACGTTTGTGGAGTCAGGGTGAAGTTTTGATTCAGAGAAACATTGGGGTCAAGAAAAGTAGCCATTAGTCACACCAAGGAAGTGTCGAGGGTGATGTTGGTGAACTCTGAGATCAGATCAATACTCATCTCAGCGACATCCGAACCCGTCATCAGGGTTCGGGCTAGGAAGCTATCTCGGGACTCGGCCCCAAAAGTGCCGTTAGTCGAATCAAGGAATGCCAGGGGATCAATCACAGCCCCGTTGGTTCCTACCAGCTCCTTCATTTTAGAGGAAATTTCCTCCAGCGCACCCTCATACTCCTCTAGGGTTTGCTGGGTCTTCATAGCAAACTCTTCCGAGGACTTCTGAAGGTATTCGGCATAACCCTTACCCGCAGCAGTCATCAGCCTCATGATATTTACGGGATTCATCAGGCCAGAGAATGCCGTAGCCATCGAAGCACCGTTAGCCATGGCAGCTCCAACCTGTAGGGTCATGATGCCGGCAATGGCTCCGACCACCGCACCCACCTTCTCACCAAAGAGCGAGGTGGCCACTTCAGTGATCAGGTTCATGATGATCATGGCGGCGATAGCGTTGGCGATGGCACCAGCCACAATGGCTGCTGTACCAGAAAGGCCTAGGGCACCACCCACAGCGGC